CACGACCAACCACGGAGAGACCAGCGACAGCGAGTGTCTTAGCTGAATCACCCTCTGTGACAATAAGGGTGCACTTTTTGGATTGCGCTGTTCCAGCTTTGTTTGCATCATCCAATTTAGGGATGCCAGTAATCTTAGACTTTCGTGCTCCACCATCAGTCTTGGCAAGCTCCTTCATCTCTTTGAACTTTGAGAGAGCTGTAAGCTCATCGGAAATACCCGTTTTTAGGACGTTTTTAACAAAGTTTTTGGGTGGATCGAACTTACTTCCAAAGTCTTGGACCTTTGAGGTACATTCAGATTTGACCTGACTGGAGAAAGTTGGATTTTCGAGAGTTGCCCTCACGAAGATTTTGAATGTATTTTTGACTTGTTGAGGCTTCAATTTAATCTTCTTTGCCATCTCATCAATAATACCCGATCCAACTAGGGATGCCACGTGATCTACATGGGTACCACCTTTATTAGTGCAGATACCATTCACAAAGGATACCTGCTCAAGCCCATTTTCAGATGGACCAATACATACAGACCAGCGATCATTAGTAACTGAGCATATATCTGTGACACCTTCATGCATCTTGGCATAGGCTTCAAAGCTTTGTTTAGGTAGGGCTTCACTTTGGAACTTGACTTTACAGCTGGGAGTTGTGCAAATGTTTGCATCCCAAATACGCTTCTCGAATATTTTGTAAATATCAATGTCCATACTCTTCATCCCAAAACGTTTCCAATCTGGGGTGAATGTAATAGATACCGAAGATGTTGTTGCACTATATTTCGTCAGTTTAGGTGGATGACAAATCGTCATGTTATCGGACCATTTTTGAGTATAGGTTTTCTTCTCTTCACCATCTTTGATGATAATAGAGAATTGAGAACTGTATATATTCGTAAGCTTGGCTCCGTAACCGTTTTTACCTCCAACGATCCTCTTTTGGTTATCATCATAGTTTGTACTCGTGAGAAGATGACCAAATGTGAGTTCGGGATTCCAAACTCCTTCCTTTTCGTTCATCCGAACGCTGATGCCTCCGAGAGGTCCATTATTCTCTATCGTTATCGCACCAGTTTCTTTGTCCACAGAGACTGCAATTTGGGTAACGTTTTTGGGATGCATAGAATTACGATCGATAGCATTGACGAGAATTTCATCAAAGATCTTGAGTAAGGCTGGTGAATAAGAGATGTTTTTCTTCTGAAAGTTCTTGTTCGTGTTATTCAACAGCCAATAGGATTCATTCGTTTTGTCCACTGAACCGATATATGAATCAGGTCTCTTTAGGACATGTTCAACATGGGTCAGTTTCTCAACTTTCTCCATGTTTTCTTGATATTATTACAATTCTAACTTTTAACTTAGGTTTCACAAGAACTATCGTAATCTTCGATGAGTTCCTTAACAAGAAATTCAAAGAGAGTATCATATAGATCTTCTGGAAAGTCTCCTTCCAGTTCCGCGTCACCATCAATCATGTAATGATGAACAAACCTGAAAGATGCAACTTTGTTTTCTCTCGAAATTTTACCTTCCCACTCTCTATATTGATTATATGGATCATCCTCGTCTTTTTCTATACTATAAACTCCGTGGCGCACATCATCCAATTCAACGTCCCACCAATAATCGGGGTTTTCTTCTTCATCGGGATAAAACTGCATTTTACTAATGAGCAAGTTTAAACTCTAACTTGGGTACTGAATTTCTTTTTAACAGATTCAAGAAGTTTCAAAACAGATAATATAAGTAGTATCTTCTTGGTTATTGGTATTCGTATTTCAGTTGGATGTGGTATAGAAGGTCTTCGTAATTTTTTATGTATTCGTCGTAAAGCATCACATGTCTCGAGATATTTACCCTCTGGCATATGTTCTCTCGTGTCATCAACTGTCGACATTACTATAGATAGATCTTTGTCTACTGTCATAACTTATTGTAATAATTTTTCTTTAGATACCTTAAGAGATGTATCTATATCTCATAGCCGCAATTTTTGTGTTATTCTTGATGATGCAGAATAAAACACGTGGTATGAACAAAGCTGTAGAAAAATTGGTTAGGCAGTCAGCTCGGTATGCAACTGCTGCACAACAGGACAAATCACCTGTCATTGCAATTCTTCACGCCAACTATGCAGCAGCTTATTTGTACGCACTCAATGATATAGCCACAGATTCACAAATTCACAACGCGACTGGTATAGATCTGAAGAAGTTCAAAGAGCACGTTACAAATGTCCAAGACATGATTACAAAAAAGACGATCGAAAAGTTCCCAGATTTTGCCGGTGAAGTTGATATATATTTGGCTGAAATAGGAGGAGAAGCCTAAGTAACTTGGTGATCTTAAAATTTCAAGATCAAAAATGGAAGTTGTCCGTGACGAACTTTGGAAGCGTTGCCTCGCGGATGCGGTCAAAATGTACCGTATCAGCGAGCCAAATGATAAATGTTTTCAGTTGGCAGATGCCACATGGAAGTGTAAAATGTCTTACAAAAGACACGCGGAGAAGAAGGAAGAGCGGAAAATCATTGTCCTCGACAAGACACCGGAAGTTGTGGTGGAGATTCGGAATGCCAAAAAAACGTGTTGTGCAACAACGATGTCTGGAAAGCCATGCTCTTTCAAGGCGGTGATTGGTAGCTACTGTAAAAAGCACAGTGTGAAGAACGGTGAAATTGGTGTGAAAATTAAAATCCCCAATTAATAGAAAGATAATGTTAGATCAAGAATCTCTCAGGCCTGTAATAATAGCGATGTCTATTTATTTAACAATTTGTGTCCTCATCCCTCGTATCATAACTAAGCCTACCGGTATTCAAATCATTGATGATCTCGTTATGACCATGATTGCTCAAAGGGATTCACTCATGAGTGGTACTCTTCTGACCGGAATTGTCGTCCTCGCGTCCAACTACATTCAAGATGAATTCTTCTAAAACGTTCTCTCGACCTACAAGTTGTTTAGTGTGACTATGCTCCATGTACCGAACTCTGTTATCGTATGCATGTCTCATGAACTCCAGGAGTTGATTAAAATTAGGGTTTCCCCACATCATACCCTTCTTAAACAAAAAATCATCCTTCTCCAATTCCTGAAGTTCACAGTCAATAGTATAAGGCGTTTTTACGTACTCTGGTGCTCCACCATAATTCGTTATAATGACGGGTTTGCTTCTCAAGGCTGCCTCTACAGCTCCCATGCCTATACCCTCAGAATGTGAAAAATTGACATAGCAATCACAACGATTATGTAAATCATCCATCGCATCATCATCAAGAAGATCATTTATAACTTCAACCCTCGGAAATTGAATTTGTATAGGTTGCTTACCTGTTGCCTTTACAATAAGCCTTGTATTAGGTTCATTAAGACGAACAAACGCCTGTAAAATGTCTTTAAAACGTTTCCTTGGATCAGCTATATTGCCAATGTGATAAAATGTGTAAGGTTTTTCCCTTGGTACGGGGACATGAGCATGTATTACATAAAATTCATTATTTGGGAACTGCTTTGAAAATACTCTCTTACAAAACTCACTCGGTACTGCTACCCTTTTAAACTCGTTCATGATCAACCCATAATCTTCATGGACTGTCTCAGTCTCACATATGGTCATACATGCTAAATTTTTAACACGAGTTCTCGCATACTTAAGATATTCCATATGATCTTTTACGGGTAACATGTAAATCATTCCGTGTTCAGACTCAGGAAGAGTATTTCCAAAAACATAATAATAACTGTTTGGAAGAAATAATTTCATATATTTCCGTGCTTGCTGCCCAATACCACTTATTAGACTTGGACCTATGATGATCATTTAACATAAAGATATTCTCTCTTTTATATATATAGTAACATGGACTCTTTACGAACTGAAATCGAAAGCGAACTTAAGCGTTCCCGTCTTGATAAGACTCGTTTATATTCTATACTTCTCAAGCTGATCGACAACTGTGGTGGTACCGGTGGTGGCGGTGGTGTAGGACCCCAGGGCCCCCCGGGTCCTCCAGGACCTCGGGGTCCCCAGGGTCCCCAGGGTCCCCAGGGTGAATCTGAAGGTGTTGCCAAGCCTGCTGCCAAACCTGTCGCCAAACCTGCCACCAAACCTGCCGCCAAGCCCACCACCAAAAAGGTTGTTGTTAAGAAAACCGCATCCACGTAAATATATATAAAGTTCTAAAACCCATTATAAATACATGTTGGTTTCCCCATTGCGTATCTATAACACTATCGACAAAGATCCTATGAAGAAGCGCGTAAACCCTAGGAAACATAGGTACGTAATTAATAAACCTGACAGTGAAATTGACCAGGTTGAACTTCACCATCTTCGAGAACAAGTTGCCAAGTACAGACGAGGTCATGCTAAGCTTAAGCGCCTTGCGAGATGGAACCTGCGTTCTACTAAATCATCACTCAGAGATGTACAAGAGACCCTCGAAACATTGGAAGATTTGTATGGTGTTTTGGACTATGATGAATAAAGTCAGAGTCTAGTAGTCGTTTTTTTTACCTAATATATTATAAATGGGAGTCAAGCACATTCGTGCCGATCAGATTTCTACAGAGGATGGTTTAGTCATATCAGGAAATGTAAATTTAATTAACGGTACATTTTTTACCGATGGTGCTAGATTTACGGGAGATTGGGTGAAGGATGAAAATGAAAATGTTAGTAGGGAGGGTAAAGTGGGTGTAAGCAAAGACACTGTTGATAACTCCGAAAATAGTGCAAATTTACAAGTTTCCGGAGATATTGATTTTACAGGTGATTTGTATCAGAATGGTGTTTTATTTACTGCTATAATTGGTTCTTCACCTTGGTCTAATCTAGCCGGTGAGTCTAATGTATATTTTACGGCTGGAGATGTAAGTATTGGTATTAACAATGGTAACGCGAAACTCCATGTTGAGGGGAATGTCTATGCGTCCTCAAACCTTGAGGTGGGTTCAGCCAACCTATTTGTGGATACCGAAACCTCTAGGATTGGTGTAAAAACTAGGTCACCCGCGGCAACCCTCCACGTTGATGGGAACGTCTATGCGTCCTCAAACCTTGAGGTGGGTTCAGCCAACCTATTTGTGGATACCGAAACCTCTAGGATTGGTGTAAATACTAGGTCACCCGCGGCAACCCTCCACGTTGATGGGAACGTCTATGCGTCCTCAAACCTTGAGGTGGGTTCAGCCAACCTATTTGTGGATACCGAAACCTCTAGGATTGGTGTAAATACTAGGTCACCCGCGGCAACCCTCCACGTTGAGGGGAACGTTTACGTTTCTTCTAATTTGACGGCCAGTGGGAATGTTGTGGCTGGTGGCTTTACAGGCGCGGGTGTATCTACTACATTGAATGGTACAGTAGTAAAACGTGATGCAAGTGGTAATTTCACTGCAGGAACAATTACAGGGAATCTTACCGGGGATGTTACCGGGGATGTTACCGGGGATTGTAGTGGAAATTCAGGGACCACGAGTGATGGTACCTCCGCCAATCAAGCTAATAAGATCGTCAGGAGAGACGCTAATGGTGATTTCACTGCAGGAACAATTACCGGGAATCTTACCGGGGATGTTACCGGGGATTGTAGTGGAAATTCAGGGACCACGAGTGATGGTACCTCCGCCAATCAAGCTAATAAGATCGTCAGGAGAAACGCGTCGGGGGATATATCTATACAAAACCTTTCCGCTAATTTTGCAGAGTTTAATGCATCTTCCACGGTCGCATACAACATAGCGTCGGCGCAGAACACGCGTCCCGTCATCGCTCATAACAAGATTAATGAGTTCGGTGAAAGTCGGCCGAGAACAGGTGACACTACTGCACCGGGGAATTATACTATTGTCGCCGCCGCGGAGCTTGCCACGGACCTGTGTGCCAAATTCCATCAGGAGGTAGTGTTCAAATCATCTATTTACGTTGAATCAGATATGCGTATAAAAGAAGAAATAACGACTATAGACCAAAAATATTCACTAGATGTGATTGAAAAACTTAGACCGGTTTCTTATAAACTTATGAAAAACGGGGCGTTAGCGTTAGGGTATATAGGTCAAGAAATTTCTGATATTATATCACCCGCTGTAAGTAAAAGTATTGAACCCATCGGAAACATACGCATTCATGGAGTTGTTACCAAAAACAAGTCGATAACCGATAACGAGGGACGTGAATGTGTTTCTCTGGTTATTGAACTAGAAAAGTCTTTACAGGAAGAAATAAAAAATAAAAAAGATATATTTTTTGGAGTTGGAATTCAATTAATGGATGGTCGTAACCGTAATCTTTATTATGACCCCGAATTATGTGATGATCCAACAGATATGTCGATCGAATTATTGGATTATACTAAAGATAAACAATTGGATAAAGATACAAAAATTGTAGTATTCGGCGAAATTGTAACCGATTTTTGTATAATAGATTATGACAAAGTGTTTGTAGTAGTTTCATCCGCAGTTAAAGAGTTAAATGACATACGGAAAGAAGACAGAAGTCGTATAGAAACGTTAGAAAATCAGGTTTCACAATTATTAGCTCGTGTCGAAGCTTTAGAAACCAAATAATTATTTTCTAAAATGTCACGTACGATAGCACTTTTTACGCAGAAGTTTTATTGACCCACCATATAAATCCACCTACTAATGAGACCAAAATGACCATCAAAAATCCAAATGAGAATTTTTTAGGGTTTTCCTCTGGAGGTTTATCGGGTAACTTTTGAACATTGTGATTGAGAGTGTCAATTTTTTTAAGAAGTTTCTCAAGTGCCATCAGTATCTGCAATTCTCTATCTTTTGGTTTTTCTTTTACATTTTGTGTAGTGACTTCTAGAACCATATACCATTTAGCATCTGGTTGAAGTGGGACATAGTCACCATCATCTTGTTGTTCACGTATCTCAAAATTTAATTTTTTTATTGATATTGGATTGAAATAGTTTTGCTTTCTTTGAAATAATCGAGCCTGTTTATCTCGGAGTACGGTAGAAGATGAATGTGAATAATGACGCTCAAGGGCTACTCTGGCCAGTATTTGACCGTTTCTTTCATCGAGAATCTGAGCTACTTTTGGTACATCTGGACATATGATATCTACAAACTTTGCAATATTACTCGGATGAGAATCGGAATTTGGATTGGTTTCACCAACCTGTGTAATGTAGAAATCTACAACTTTTATACCCAAAACACGACTCATATCTTCCACATGTGTATTTGACTCTAATGTTAAGTCCAGGGAAAATAGGTTGTTTGTTCCATTGACAAAATTAGAATCTATAAGAACATACTGAACCTTTTTAGGTAAGTCTTCCGGAGACATTTCTAATATCACTAAATATTATATTATGATACCCACAATCGCAAAATTCACGATTGGTATGAATACTGTATTGACTCTCATAGTTGCGGTTGATGTATATAAAGGTCATAAGCAATATAAAAAAAAACGGAGTATTAAATAATATGTATCCTCAAGCAATTTATCAGACGATGACTACTATGGGTCCAGCGTACATCGTTAACATTTATAAGTGGTTCAAAATGGCTCTTTGGGATGCTCCCTATCGTATCTGGCTCGACGTTGAATTAGAAAAACTTTCGATAGAAAGGCACCTAAGTGTAGATGACTCAGATGAAAACTAAACATGACTACTCACGTGATACCATTTGGTAGTTCCTTTTTACATTCCGAAGTTCCACTTGGTATTCCAGGATTGGCAACCGACGAACTAAGAATTACTTTTTTACAAGCGACGGATTCTCTCTGTCCAGACATACAACGTAAGATTTGGAAAGAAGTGTTGCATTGTACAGCACCTACAAGTCCTCCCCCAGCTCCAAAGAAAGCATGTCCGGTTATTTACGAACGATCTTCAGTTTCTTTACCCCGAAATTTGTTTCAGCCGATAGTGAAAGTCTGGCCGAACGAATTTTGAATAAGGAGGTCATTAAGACAATAAATGAATGTGGTGAGCTAAGATATATCGAAGTTATCAAACAAGTTGAACAGTCCAAAGAACGTCTCGAGATTCTCGAAGCTAAGTGTCAAAGATTACACTCCTTCGCTACGAGAATAAACCCACGTAGAAAATTAAAGTTGAAGGTGTTGAGAGATCTGTTACAGAGAGTTAAAAATGGACAGAAATATGGAGCATCTACAATAATTGTCGATGAATTGTATCAAGAGTACGAGGAACTTGATAGAATTATGAGAGGTAGTGCATCAAAGTCTTTTACAAATCTGAGCAGTGCTTTGTACATGAGTTAATCACCCAATAGATCAAGCTCTTTTTCGTAGGTGTGTGAGAGTAGAATAGACTTCAAATCTCGTGTAAATGTAATGTATTTTTTTGGTACGTCCCCCCAAAGTCTCTCGTTGGAAACAAATTGATCTATAGCACCATCTTTCAATAATGGCTCTAGAAGAACCCAATTTGGTTCGTTATATCTAATTCTCTTACACCCTCTCGCAAATTTCTTGGAGTATATATACCATGCTGCTATACTCTTATAAATTTGAATGGGTCTCTTTCCTTGTTCTAGACATTTACGGAGAGATGGAACTACGAAAGTGTGAAACTTTGTAAATCCATCCATACAAATGCGATCAAGTTCATCGACGTTGGTGGCACTCGAAAATCGTTTTTCAACCGTATCTACGTATTCGTTAATATCGAATGGTAGATCTATATCAAGTGAAGGTATAATTTCTTCTTTTTGAAGTTTTCTAAAGTGATTTTTATGACCTTCATCATTCATGACTTGATCAAAAGTTGTATATCCGGAAAGTGCTCCAATGTATGCGAGAGATGTGTGACCACCGTTTAACACCCTGATCTTCGTTTCATCGTAGGGTTCTAGATCTTTTGTGATGATAACACCAACTTCTGTCAAGTCTGGAAAATCTGCTGCAAATTTATCTTCAATAACCCATTGTCTATATTCTTCTGTTTGTACAGCTGTATAACCATAACCCGGATATAGATATTCCACATCTTCTCGTAATGTATCTGTTGTTCGAGGTGTAATTCTATCTACCATGGTTGATGGGAACGTAACATTTTCTCTGACCCAATCTGCTAATTCATGTTGATTCGTTTGATACAAATAAGCTAAAAATTGTGATTCAAGTACAACGCCATTTTGTCGAATATTATCACAGCTTATTATTGTTATGGGGGTTTTTCTATTACGAAGGCCACACGCTAAATATTCAAATAAAGGTGATCCGGGTGCATACCCACTTTCAGTTACCGTTATTGTAATAACATGAACACTGGGTAATGCGAGTAAGTTTTTTGCAATAGTTCTATTTTTTGTCCAATCTATATAGTCGAGATGACTACGAACAAATGTGTAGGTAGAGGGTGTTTTAACAATATAATCATCTATTTCCCTAAATCCCTCATTTCTTAAGTTAACAGCTACTATACCCCATCGAAGGTCTCTAGTTTTATTCATATACTCATCTATGTACATCGCCTGATGCGCTCGATGAAATGCACCATATCCTATATGAACTATTCCAGTCTGACAGTCGGACTTGTTATACATAATTAAACGAAAGACATAAATCCATCGACAAATCGCATGGTCTGGTATCCTGTATAATACATGTGCATTGAATACACATTCCCTGTATCTGCGAGTTCATTTTCTATACTTGTTTTATTAGACTGGAGATTATCGAAATTAAGTATTCCCGATGGATTTACATTCATTGGTCGCATAGCAAATGTGTATGTATAAATGTTCCTGAGTGGTCGGGTGTATCTAGCATCTAACGGTACCTTGTATTTATAGTAATTATAGTTAGCGTCTGTTATATTCGGAAGTTTATTCCCTAACAAATAAAAATAAGCCTTCTTCATTGCGTGATTAAAAAATGACTGACCAATATCGAAAAATGGAGATGTTGAGAAGTTGAATCGATTTTGAAAGTATGCTTGTTCTTGTTGAATATCTATAGTTTGGCGACTTTGTTTTTCATTTTCAAACTCTTCTCTCCTAAAAAACCAGTGGAAGGTTTTTACAGGTATAATCGGTGTTAAATTATTCCTTATAAAATTTTTACCCAAATCTGTTGTAATAGTTGGATGTTTTTTTATAAAATCAGTTACAATCTCCAAGGGTTTTGATCTCATGTAAAGTCTTTCTGCATCGGAAACTGTGATTTCCTCTGTAATTATATCAAACTCACTTAAACTTATGGACCGATATGAATCAGTAAAAAATGCTTGATCATGAAACTCTATTTCAAATTCTATCTTTTGTTTGTGAATTGAAGATAATGGAAAGTATGGTCGATTTGGTTCATTGATTTTATATTCATCGTTTGTAAATTTTCTAGAAAAAAAGAATGGTATAGGTATCATTAATTCCGATTCATATCTACTTAGTTCTGAAAACTCGGCATATGGTGATTGATCATATCTTAAATTTCTATTTAATAAATAAGCATTTGTAACTTTTTCAGACATTTCTATGTATAGTTCATCATTAATAATACACCAATCGTCGAATATCTTTTCAACCTCAATTTCATCGACGTACATTGTTATATTTTTAAATATATGTCTCCCAACTTGATCGGCATAATTTGTAAGTAAAGCTACATCATTTACTGTATATGTTTTATTGGTGACACTTTCATATCTTTCAGTTGCAGTTGTATTTATTGTACTTACCACATCATCCACGTCTTTTAATGCATCGAAGTTTGCATTTACAGCACCAAAATCAGGATCATTAATTGGATCAATTGTAAAAGATGTAAAATTACCAAGCAAGAATTTTGATATATATATGACTCCGTCAGAACCAACATTAACATTGGTTCCTGCACTCTGATCTTTGACCGAATAAACAGATGTTGCGGTCCCCGATGCCCCACTGAAGGGTGCGGGGGGGTTGTCAAGGATCCACGCATAATACACGGGTGAGGGGGTGTTGGTTAGAGCTCCACTAGACATCAACCCGGCTGGATATTTAGAATCAAACGCAGACAAAGCGAAAAATCCTCGACCACATACAGTTATATTTGTCCCTAAATGTCGAGAACTAATGTATTTCACAAGGGTGGAGCGATTATTCGAGTTCTCCCACGGGT